CCTGGCCGCCCTCTGTGGTCTCCTGGACCTTAGTCTCTTCCATCGTTGTGCTCCTGGAATCAGCAGGGGCCGGCCATTTCTGACCAGCCCCAGAATCAATCGCCGTGGTCGCGTTCCCGCTCGGCCGCTTCTCGCCGCCACTTCAGCGCCTCTTCCGGCCCCAAGATCTCCCGCAAGCTCCGCGCATACCGCGTCGTGCCCCACTCTGGGCTGAAGCGGCGCCCCACGAAGTCCTGCAGCGTCACCTCCCCCGCCCGGTAAGCCGCCGCCCCCGCCTTGCCGAGGACGCGCTCCTGCACCTCCTGGCTCTGCCGTTCCAGCCACTGCTCGCCTGTCTCCCGCGCCGGCGGCATGGACCCCTCTACGATCGGCACCATGGCACAACGCCCGTTGGGATGATCGTCCAGCCGTTCATCCAGCGCGTGAATCGATCCATCCATCGCCAGGCACGCCGGGCAGGTACGCGGTTGGTGCGCCGCCAGCCACCGCCACCCCCGGATGATGTGACGGTTCTGTTGGTAGGTTCGGCGTGTGCTCTCGCGGTAGGCCCGCAGCACCTCCGTCCGGCTAATCGTCAGCGCCCGCGAGAGCGGCACCCCAAACGCCTGCCGCACCAGCCGGGCAATCTTCCGCGGGTTCTGGCCGGTCGCCAGCCCCACCAACAGCGCCCTTTGCACCCCGACGCTCGCCTCCGCGCCCAGCCCATCGAGTAGCGTGCGCAGCGGGCTGCCGTCCGCCAGGAACCCCACCAGGTCCTCAGTCGCCTCCGCCGGCACCCGGTTCCATGTCGCCGCAATCCGCGCCGCGCCCTCCGGCGTCTGCGCCACCACTTGCGCCTGCTCGCGCGCGTGCTCCTGCGCCGCCGCCACGACCTCCGCCTGCTCCGCCCGCACGCTCGCCTCAACCTGGCCGGCAAACCGCTGCACCTCGGCCAGCACCTGGTCGCGCAGCGCCTGCCACCGCCGCTGGCGGTAAAGCCACGCTGCCGAGACCTCTTCGCCGGCCCGCCTGGCCTCCTCAATCCGCTGGGTGATGTACTCGAGCTCAGCCTGGATGCGCTTCCACGCCTCGCCATAGGCGCGCACCATCCGCGCCGCCGCATCGCGCTCGCCCGCCAGCAGCGCCCGCCGATGCTCCGCGGCCACCTGATAGATCCTGCCGGGCCGCGTCACCTCCCGGTCCATCAGCGTTCCCCGCGGTCAAATGCCGCGAGCAGCCGGTCGCTCAGCTCCTTCGCCCCGGCCTCGCGCTTCTCCCGCTCTAGGTCCGGATCAAACCCCAGCCGCTGCAGCAGCGTATCAGCGCTTGCCCCAAGCTGCTGGTGCAGCAGCGCCGTCTCCGCTTCCGCCCGTGCGTCAACAGGGAGCAGCTCCGGCCAGTGGATCAGCGTGCGGTTCTCTTCGCCGTAGCCACCCAGCTCAAGCAGCCGCCGGTTCAATTCCACCAACAGATCGCCATACGTCCGGCGCTTGCTCTCCGTCTTTTCGATGAGCGGCTGATACAGGATTTTGAGCGCCACGCCCGACAGCGCCCCCGCACGGTCCAGCTTGCCAGTCGCCACCTCCGGTACCCGCGCCACCTCGTGCAGCGCCTCGCGCAGCCGTTCGTACACTGAAATGCTACTCGACAGGTCGCTCACCATTTCCAGATTGCGCAGCTCGGCATCGGTAGAGGGGAGCACGATCGTCTCGTCCACGGCAACATCAAGCTGTTTCGCCGCGAACCCCTTGCCCCATGTCTTCGGGTGCGCATGATACCGGATGATCCGCGACAGGTTCGACAGCACGAAGTTCAGCGCCCGGTTCAGCTGCAGCACGTCCTCTTCCAGGTCGCTGATGCCCCAGTATTCATGCGGGCAGGGCAGGTTCTGGCAATCCACAATCGGTGGCCACGGATGCGGCCACGTCGCCTCCGCGGTCGTCTCCCACTGCGTGCTGTCCGCCCGGCTCACCTGGTCTGTCACCCGCCACACGGCGCCGTCCTGCTCGATGAGCTGGCGGATCACCACCGTCTTGCCGGTGCTGGGGTCCACCGCCGGGTACTGGATGCGGTAGCGCGTTACCTTCTCGATGTCATCCGGCTGCCAGGTCGGCGTCACTGTCGCCGGGTCCAAGATCACCAGGCGCGGGTAGCTGCCGGGTATCGTGGCCGGCACGATCTTCACAAATGCATGCCCCCCGATCGCACCGCTCAGGGCCAGCCGTTGCAGGAACGTCGCCTTCCGGTTCGCGCTCCAGCACGCCTCCAGCCACTCCTCCGCCGGCGTCGTGGCCGTCTCGTCCAATTCAAACCGCGGCTCCTGGCCAAACAGGAAGCTCACACCCTTGTCCACCAGCGTCCGGCAATAGTTGACGATCACGTTGTCATCGGGCTGTCCGGGGCGCACCTTGAGCTGCCTTTCGTGCTCACCGTGGTAGGCTTTCCAGCGCTGCGCGATGCGGTTGGCACGCGCGATCTCTTCCGCCGCCGCGCCCTCCGACACCGAGGCGGCCACCAGGCTATTCGCACCGCCAAACAACCCAAACAGGCCCATCTGCTACCCCCACAAACTCGGCGCGAACTCAACGCCCGTCCGCGGACCAGCCGCCCACACCGCCAGCGCCAAGCTCATCACGCAGTCCGTCTGCAGCTTGTCATCATCCCACGCGTAGCCCTGCAGCTCGTCCACCAGCTCGCGGACGAACGGAAACACCAGCTCGCGCTTCTCAAGCGCCACTTGCAGGCCGGTCAGCAGGTCCAGCTTCGAACGACGCGTGAACACGAAGCCCTGCGCCACGTCGCGCACCTCGTCCAGCACGGCGTCGCCCACGCCCGTCGCGTCGATGAGCGTCTGATGGCAACCATAGCGCTGGTGCACCTCGCGGATGCGCGCCGCCACCGCCGGCCACGGCATCCGCTGATACCGCTCCCAGTGCATCAGCCGATACGGCCGCGATGTGGCATCGAGCACAGTATGCACCGTCCAGTCCTCGGATTTGGCCAGATCCACGCCCTGCACGTAGCGCCGGCCCGGCTTCGGCTGCTCCGGCAGCGCCCACGTGGATGACTCATATGCCGCCTGAATGTGCTGCCACCCGAATACCGCCGCGTCGTCGTCGGCATACACGCCCTCGACCTCCCGCTGCCATGCCGAGGCCGTCATGCGGTCGCGCAGGGAGCGGATGTAGTCGTGACTGACGTTCGGGTTCTCGAACGTCGGGCCGGTCTGGGCGTATATGGTAGGATCGCCGGCCAGCCCCCGCTGTAGCTCGCGGTAGACCAGCCCGCGCCGGGCCCGTGGCGTCGAGATCAGCACCAGCTGGCCGCCTACGTCGGCCAGCGTCATCCGAATCACCTCGTCGATCAGCCGCTCGGAGAGATAGTCCGCCTCATCCACGATGCAGCGGCTAAACCGGTGCCCGCGCAGGTAGATCCCATCGCGCGCCGCCGTGCGCACCGTGATCTCGGCGCCCGTTTTGAACCTCAGCGTCGGGAAAGGCGTCTCCTTGACCTTCTCGATCAGCGACCCGAGCAGCGGCTCGCGCTGGCAGATCGCCAGCGCCACATCGAACGAGAGCCGGGCCTGGTCGAGGGTCACGGAGACGATGCCTTGCCGGCTCCTGGGGTGCGTCACCGCGAAGTGCAGCGCTTGAATCGCGGATACTTCGGACTTACCCCACCGCCGACCGGTCACGAGCACAGCGGTGTTGCGCCGTGGTGCGACGAGCCATCGCTGCTGACCCTCGTGCGGCTCCCATCCCAGCCACCGTCTGCAGAACGCCAACACATCGCCGGCATCGCGCGCCGCCTGGGTCAGCACCTCCGCGACGCGATCACGGGTCAGCATCTCCGTACAGCCTGCCCAGATACCCAGCCAGCACCTGGCCGATGTCGTGCTCCTGGCGCTGCGTTTCGATGCCTAGGACCCGTGCGCGGTACTGCAACAGCGACACGAGGCTGCCGATCGCCGCTGTATCGCCATCCTGCACGCGCGACCAGATCGCCGCAATCGCGCCGTCCGTGCGCGCGATGTCCTCTGCTGCCCGCGTCTCATAGAGGTCTCTCCGCCGCTCGGCCCATTCCGCCCGGATCGCCGCGATGTCGTTGGCCACCGTGCCCAGCGCGCAGCCGAGCTGCCGCGCATACCACCGGTAGCCCCGGCCCGGGTTTGCCATCAGCAGCTCGGCTAGCCGCGTCCGGCGCTCCTCAATCTGCGTCGCCTTTGCCCGTGCCATCGCGCTCAATCCGCACCCGGGTCGTTCAACTTCTATGCGTTCAGCCGCCCCAGGAATCACAAAGGGCCGGCCCATAGGACCAGCCCCAGAATCAGC